GTCGCAGTCGGAGCAGATGAACACCGTGTCATCAGGCATCATATGAAGTCCAACACCGAGAGCATCTCTTTGACCGCGCTCTCGGATCCACGGGTCAGGAGCCTCCTCGACAGTCGGTAACTCTACGTGCAGCACCTGAATCTTATCTTCAGGTAGGCCAAGTTCTCGGATGGTGTCTAGACAAGTAAACTCTTTGTCTTCACCCCTATGAGTACGATTAGCATCTGTGATAAGAAAACCATCTACATGGTCTTCAAGAGCCCTAATGCGAAGCTCTAGAATCTCACGCTCGTTAAAGTAAGGAAAGCAATCAATGAGCACAGTGAGCTAACAAAGATGTAACTATATTAGCTCAATCCCGCTTCTGTAGATACTTAGAAACTTTTTGCCTAGCTCGAGTTACGGCATCGTTACTATCGAACTCAGAAGAGTCACCGTTGTCAGGGCCGATACCTGTGTACTGCTCCGTTGGAGAAGTAGGCGCTTGCGGTGTGGGTGAGTAGTTCAGGTCAGTTCGTTCGTCATTTAACTCCTCTACAAAAGCATCGGTAGAAGGTTCATTCGCTCGGCGCTGCTCGTCAGCAGCCCGCATATTCATCTGATATGCCTGAGCAAAACCAAAAGCAGCTTGAGTGTAGGGGTCCATCAATACAACACAAAAACAGCATTAACACTGCCACTAATAAGAGCAGTACAGGCGATGGGAATTAATTGGTTACCATCTAAGTTAACTGCAGTGGCTTCCTGACCGGGAGCGTCTGACATCTCAACAGTCAAATAATCTTTACTGCTGGTGCTTTTAGCTTCAATAAAAATTGCTCGACAAGTAGCAAAATTTTTACGACCGGAAGAAGGATCCCAGCCAAAACCACTCGCATAGGGTAACGCTGAGGTCTGCCCGTAAACAGAACCAAAAGCTCGGATATCCATATAGAAAGACTATTTCTTATATCTTAACTCGACTACCCGTTCTTTTCGATGTATTCGATAAGGCGATCCAGGTACCATTTCGCTTTCTTCAAGTCCTCCGCACCGTTTTTGTAACGCTCTCTTGATACATATTTAATTACGTTACCTTTCATGAAACCTACTAACTCAGAGTCAGTCAGAGTCGACTCCAAGTAATCAATAGTCTCAACCCCACCTTGATTGTAGTGAGACGGATGATCTACCGGATCCTGTTTCCTTAAAGCACTGACGACATCAGGTTTTGTATTGGCAGCCATTTCTACTCGGCGTTCAAACTCAGGAAGACGACGTTCCAAACATCTGGGATATGTCTAGGACAGAGTTTAACTGCACCTGTAACTGTTGGCTGTACTTCGAATCCATGTGTTCTAACAAAGCGTACGGCGGAATTTGCACAGAAGATCCGCTGTGGATTATCGGAACAACACGTCGATGCTCGTGACCAGCAGAGACATTTTCAAAAGCAGTACCCAAAGAACTTCTGTCAGCGATCGGCCAGCAACGAAAATCTACCTTTTTAAAACTTTTTACAGGATCTGAAGAGTCGGAAGCTGCATAAGTGTCAGCCATATCCTGGTCGAGTATCATCATTCCCATGTAAGGATTACCGAGAGATACAAAACCTACTATTCCATCTAGAGGCGTAATTACTTTTTGTACTACGTAAGGCCGTTCCCCCCAAACTTTCTTTGTAGGTTTATTCAACTGCCACTCCCTGTGGTTATCAAAAGGAACGAACTTATCCTCGTACTTCTCAAAACGACAGAAACCGGGCTCAAGGTTTAATTTCTTCAGCCTGTCTTTCCACTGATACCAATATAAAAAATGCTCGCTTCTAAAGAGCATATCATTCTCTGTGTAGATGTAAAAGTCATAGCTGTTACCTCTTATATCTTTTAAAAGCTTATTTTTATGAGCCCAAGTAAGGTTAAACCCCTGCCAGGTTTCATCAGCCACGACTAATTCGAGCTTATTAAACGTAGTATTCGCCTTTAACAGTTGTTCTGCAGTGCTCTTGTCGTCACGATGCTCCCAATCGATGTATATGAAGACATCTTTACTTCCTGGAAGCTCTTGATACCCCCTCAGTGTCTCTAAGAGACTGTCAAACCTAGAAAGTGGGTCGTAGGCCGTTACGAAAACAACGAATTTGAAGTTCTCCATCAGTACTCCATCTCGAAATTACCTCGACGCTGTAGAAAACACACTAAGTGTGTGTATGCGTCCAGTAAATCGTCGTGTGACGTAGCTCCTATGTTGATTAACTGATCAAACAGCGCATCGAACTTACGGTACCTGTTGAAAATTACTTTTTTATTCTCCAGGAGACCTAATGTACCCCGAAATCTGGCGATCTTATCTCCCCGAAACCCTTTTACCTCGTGGATATGTAGGTTACCTAAGCCCCACTCATTAAGCATTACTCGTTTAAGGTCAGCGGCCAAAGAAGCTTGGTAAGCAACAGATTCAACCACGAGGCTGCATGTCGAATAAGTAGGAAAAAACTTCCCTTCCGGATCTTCCTGAAGAATACCCCACTCGACGAGCATCTTACAGAGCAAATCGATCTTCTCAAGGTTTCCTATAGAACGCACTTGGTGCGAATCAATGATGTAGTACTTATCTTTTAACTTACCTCCAAGCACAAACGCCGTGTAATCTGAAGTTTCGTTTTTACTGGCCGATAAATCAATACCGACAGCCAGTGAATCAAACTCAGTTACGACATCACCTTTAACGAGAAGGTCTGGAGATAAAACCAGATCCGATGTCATAACCGGTTGTTGCTGGTATTGGAAAGCAAAAGCAACCGGATCTAACTCCTTTTGCCCTTGTAGGTAGTCGACACTCCACTGCTCGGGCCAATAGCTAACAGCTTCACCGTCATCATCGTATGTAAGTGCTTCTTGTTGGACCTGTTTCCACCCTTTCTCAGGTACAAACATCGTCTTATGGATGTCTAAAGGGTGAAATCGAGTTCCCAGACAAATAGATCTACCTCCTTCAAAAATAATCGGAGCGATAACAGAACTCCAGTTATTGTTCATCTCTTCGCGAATAGCCGGGTTTTTAATATCTGTGCTCGATTTAATAGGGTCATCGACAATAACTAAATGAGCACGTTTAGACGTGATCGAACCTCGTAGCCCTGCTGCCCTAAGTGTGAATTCCTCATCACCCACACGGCTGATACCTGCGTAGTCAAAATCAATTGACCAGCCGATATCTGACTGCATACCAGCCCTGAGTTGAACTTTGGGGAAGATCTTTTTAAAAGTCGAAGAATCAATAATCTGTTTAATAATTCGACTTTTCGGAATAGCTGTGGCGATGTTATATGAGCAGTAAATAATCTGTAACGGTAGCTGCGCAGTAGTATGACGACCAATAATCCATGCAGTAAACATATTCAGCACGGTAGACTTCGCACTACCCCTAGGTGCCAGAATATCTAGATTTGGTCCTGCGATATCTAGAAGATATCTATTACTCTCACCCGTTATCAGGTGTTTGTGCCACTCCAGCATATGAGCTGCAGGAGCTTTGTCCATAATGGTGCAGAATGTATGGAAGTCATCTGCAGCTCGACTAAAAATACTATCTAGCTCTGTGTTCTCTGTATCCACAGCTTTCGCAGCCCTAAGCTTTAAGTTCCTGCGGTAAGCAAAGGTTTCTCTACTGGGCATTATTAAAGGACTATCTGTATAGTGTTAGCAAGATTCTAGCTCTTAATGGCAAAAATTCTCTGGTACGGGGACATCCTCTCTAATACTGGTTTTGCTCGCGTAACACACAGTGTCCTTGAGCATCTAGCTAAGCATCACGAAATCGTAGCCTGTGGTGTTAACTACGCTGGTGATCCGCATAGTTTACCTTTTAAGGTTTACCCTGCAGCTGCAAATAACCCAGCTGACAGATTTGGTATTGGTCGTCTGCCTAAGGTAGTAGAGCAGGAAAAACCGGATTTTATTATCTGTTTAAATGACATCTGGATCGTAAACCAGGTATGGGAAAGGGTTCACTTACTTAAAGACTCGCTGAAATTTAAATTTATTGCTTACTTCCCAGTCGACTCAGAGTACTATGTAAACTCTATGCTTCGTTATATAAAAGACTGGGACTTCGCGATCACCTTCAGTGTTGAACAGGCTAATCGCCTCATGCGTCAAGGTGTAAAACCTAAACTCTTTGGTGTGCTCCCTCACGGGCTCGACCTCAATAAATTCTTTCCCATGGAGAGGAACGAAGCTCGGAAAATGCTTCGCCTCCCGGAAGACAAGTTTATCGTTTTGAATGCAAACCGAAATCAACCACGCAAACAGATTGATCTGACGATTAAAGCGTTCGCTGAGTTTGCGAAAGATAAACCAGACACTCTTCTGTACTTACACATGAGTGAGAAAGATCTCGGCTGGGATATTCGAGCTATTTTTGACACCGAAATGAGGCGCAAAGACCTGAATCCAGATGGCCGTCTGGTCATGACTAGTAACAATATTAATTACGTGGATGCGCCTCCTGATGAACTTCTAAATAAGATCTACAACGCGTGTGACGTTGGTATTAATACAGCTAACGGAGAAGGCTGGGGTCTTGTACCTTTTGAGCACGCTTCCTGTAGAAGGCCAGTCGTATTGCCGAACCACACGTCATCGCAGGACATCTGGAAAGGAAGCGCCCCTTTAATTGACGTGGCCGCTTGGATCTACGACAAAGACCTTGCAGTTGAAAGAGGTATTATCGACGTTAAAGATGCGGCGGTAAAACTTACCGAACTTTACGAGGACAAAACCTATTACGAACACACAGCTGAAGCTTGTTACAAAGTAACTAAAAACCCTGCCTACCGATGGGAGGCCATTGCAGAAGGATTCAACGCCGCTATCCAGGAGCTAAGCAAATGACTGTTCAATTCCACCGCTACCGAACTGTCTACGACAAAGTAGTCCAAAAGGCTTATACCCCTAGCAACTCGGGATTCCCCTCTGTATTTGACCAAGCGTATGATATCGGAGGAAGCTTCACAAAAATCACGAGTGGTCTACCTGAAGGGAGTGTTGCTAACTTCAGTCCTTGTGTAATCAGGCATAAGGAGGCGACTCTTATCGCGTGGAGGTCTCAGCCAGAACACTTTGTGTTCAGGCATGATATGAAGTACTTCTATTACAACAATACACCTACTGATATTTGGGTCGGTCAGATGGTCTCTGACGATACGATTATCGCTCCACGAAAATTGATCGACAAGCCTCATCGACTCAGTTACGAAGATCCTCGAATCTTCGTCGCGCCTGATGACTCTTTACTTTGTCAGTTTGTCACCAGCACCTACGCAACTAAATGGGACACCAGTAAACATAAGATGCTCAAGGCACCTAAAGTTTGTACCGGTGTTATTGATGAGTTTGGTTGCCTTCAAGATAAATTCTTCCCTCCTATTGGACAGAACTTAGAAGAGGGTAAAACAGAGAAGAATTGGTGCTTCTTCTCCGACGGGGAGGATTTGCGTCTCCTCTATTCCACGCAGCCTATTGTCATTAAGACTCCGGGTAAGGATGAAAAGGTAATCGATGCTAGTTGCCTAAAACAAGTCACAGGCGAACATCCGACTTTTAATAGCACTGCTCCGATAAAAGTTGGTGACGAGTGGCTTGTGTTCTATCACTGGAAGTATATGGTTCATGAGCTAGACAGGCGACCCTATCTAATGTATGCCCTGGGTGTATATACGTTGGATAAAGATCTAACCAGAATCACTCGAATGATGAAAGAACCATTATTCGTCGGTTCAACCAATGACGAATTAATCACTTGGACTGACCCCGTGGGCAATGATATTTCTAATCAACCCGCGTGTATCCTTCCCTTTGGTTGTTTTGAGGAAGACGGCGAGCTTGTGATGTCGTTAGGAGTAAACGACTCCTTTATGGGTATCTTCAGAACTCATATTGACAACATTATGAGCTTAACGGATAAGGTGTAAGTAGATGAAGTCGTACTTTTACGACTTCTCTTCTTTCTCGATAACAGACCACACAACGAGCGACGCTTCTTCGATCAGTGAATGCATCGTAGGAGCGTCGTCAAAACTATTGAGCAGTTCGCGGAGACAGCGATCAGCGCCAGCAAGTAGAAGACCGCGTCGATCTAGACCATCCGTGAGCTGCCTAACCGCTTGAATGTGCGAGCGGATCTCTTTCTGTAAAACTGCAATTTTGGTTGCCGCTGTTGCATGATCCAACATTCCAGTCAAAGTCATCTGACGGACGTTGTGTAGATCTGTCTTTAGCGAATCAATCTCAATAAGCAAAACTTTACGTAAATCTTCCTTGGGGTATTTTTCTTGTACCCACGCGGTCAGATCTGAAATAGAGCCCTGATAACCAGGCTTCAAAAACCTGGCATAAAGGTACGCTTCAATATCACTTGTGGCGTTCTTTGCATAATGCTTGAACGCATCTTTCTGAGATTTGTCTAGAGAGTCAAGCCAAGCGCCAACCGTAGTTGAATCGCCAATGGTGGATTTGATCACGCAAACATACGGGTACCGGCAAGTGCTTGGTTAGCTCCGAATTTCTTTAAAGCCAGCTGGCCTTTAGTCGCAGCTTTAGTGCGGGCCAGGTCCCCAAGCGTACGTACTTTATCAAGGTTCATTGCTGATTCAGCAGCCTGAGCACCGAGAGCTAATGCACCTTCATTTTTAGCTCGAGTCTGGAATACGCTATCCATAGTCTGAGCTTGTTTATTCGCAATATCTCCCAGAATTTGTTCCTGGTAAGCCCGGATACCCATGTTCGTGGTACCAAGCTGATTAGCTAATTGGTTCTGTCCAGCTAGTGCAGCAGAACCTGCTTGCTGAAGAAACTGAGGGGCTAAAAGTTCGGTGCTTAGACGACCTTGTCCGAGGCTGTAGAGAGTATCAATACCCTTGCCTGCGGAATAACCCGCAGTTGAAGCCTGTAAAGTGGCGTCTTTCTGTGCTCGTTGTAGAGCTTCCTTGAGAATACCTAACTGAGCACTAGCTTTAGTCGTACCCTCAAGTCCAATTGCGCCCGCTAAAGCGCCTTGCATCAAGGATAAACCCTGGTACGCAGCAGTTAGAGGGTTATTCTGCGCAGCCATCTGAGCTGCAAAGTTAGCGTAAGCGTCTCCAGGTTGACCCCCACCTTCTCCGTCATCTCCACCACCGCCGCCGCCAAAGATGCCGCCCAGTCCACCAAGTACAGCGCCGCCCGCTGCACCCCAAGGTCCAAGGGCAGAACCAGCGGCTCCGCCTGAGACAATACCACCGAGAACGTCGCCGAGTCCCATGACTAAATAATTGATTTTTGGGGTTTAAAACCAGCAGCACCTTGCTGGACCATCGAAGCTGCTGCTTGCATGACCTGGGGGTTAGGTAATGCAGTGCCGTAGGCAAGACTCATCATGCCGAGACCCATTGCAGTATCCCGATTGATTTCGGCTTGAGTAATACCTTGCCACGCTGAGATGGTTTGTTTTTCGACTTCGCGACGAGTAACCTCGCGAGTCCGGTCCATCGCACCTTCACCAAAAACCCGAGCCTCGGCAATTTTCGCCTGAGTCTGAGCTTCTTGCCGTTGACGGAAAAGTTCAGGATCTAGGCTTTTGGTAAGGTAATCAGCCAGAAGCTTAGCTTGGTCTGACTGAGCCCCAATAGTTGCCTGTTGGGCGGCATCGGCACTAGCAGCTCTCTGTCTCTCAAGTGCTAATTGTTCTTTAACAAGTCCAAGTGTGGCTGCTTGATAAGGAGAAACCGTTGTGTCTCCACCCTGTCCTCCACTCTGTCCTCCACTCTGCTTGTCGCCCTCCTTACCGCCAAGACCGTAAAGAGGTGCCAGTCCTTTAAGAACAGAAGGAAGAACCGCGAGACCGGCCACAGTGGGAACGCCTACGGCGGCGCCTTTCGCCAGATTACTACCGAGGGGCCCAAGAAACTGATCTAAGAAAGCATTAGGTTTCTTGACTACCTGCTCAACCGTTTCTTGAACTGTTAGTGCAGGGTTGTAACTAGTTCCTGCACCTCGAGCAAGCCTTAGTAGGTCATCAACAGATGACCTAACCGCGGAAGAAGCAGCAGGTAACGCTGTTGAACCTAAATCAATACTCCTTTGAATAGCGAGATCACGGAGGGATGAAGTCATAATGCTCTAGCTGCCTCGGCGAGTGCTGGGTCGACAGGAGGTTGACCTAAGTAAGCTTGGCCTACTGCTCCTCCCATACTACCAAGGGCTGTTGCTTGAGTACCAGCTAATCCAGCAAGAGAAGCAATATTTTGAGCTTCAGTTTCAAGCTGTTTAATCATGCGCTCACGTTGACCAGCTTCAGCCGCAGATTGCCTCAGCTGAGCTTCACGAGTAGTTACCTCTTTATCAACCTCAATCGGAGGAAGATCTACGCCAAATTGTCTGAGGATTTGACGCTTTATATTTTCGTTAGCAGCGTAAGCTTGATAGTTCCTGAGATCGTTCAGAGTGACCATAAACTTACTGCCGCTGCCGGTAGGACCTGGCTGTGGCGTTACAACACTTTGCAGACCTCCTGAGAGCGCTCCACCAATTTGATTAGCGAGCATATCGGCGATGACAGCATTAAGTAATGCTTTGCCCGAAGTTGCTAATCCTGCAGTAATGCCTAAAGCCATCAGAACCCTCCGGGGTTGTCGTATTTTGTGCCACTAAGAGGCTTCTTCATTAATTTTAGATCATTAGTCTCTGTATTAGTATCTAAACCACGCTGCATTTGCTGTGGTGACGGTAAAGAAGCAGTCTGAGGAAAGTTACTTTCCATATACAACTGCATAAAAGTACCAGCATCCAACTCAGGAGCTAACTTCTTTACGTCACGTTCGCGGAGTTGTTTTTCTCGTGCGTTCATTGTCCTCAGTACAAAGGTTGATAAGCGCGGGAAGGCTCAATTCCATTAGAGGACGGAGCATTAAGGACACTGTAATTAGAACCCAGGTTAGGAGTGTCATACTCCATAGGCCGCTGTGCTGAAAGTGCATCCATGTGCTGGTCTTGTTGACCCATAAGAGCTTGGATAAGCTCCACAATGAGAGGGCACTCATTAGGATCAATAGACATCAGCAACTGCATCAGGTAGTCATCCTGAGCGGGATCTTGAGTCTCAGTACGCAGGCGGGAAGCTAATTTAGCTTCCTGCATAGGGTTGTTATTATCTGGGTAACCGTTCAGCGAGTGAGTGGCACCTGTGTAAAAGCCTTCTGTCTCTACACCAGGCATAGGACCGCCACCACGGCCAAATTGGCGTAAAACCCTTGCTACGACGGGTGCTGCGGCGGCTTGCTCTGCCGGAGTCTCAGGTGTAGGGAGCCCGAGAATACGGGCAGCTAATTCATAATCTGCCTTAGAGAACACCGGAACTCACCGCAACTGTCATATCTATACTACCTTGCATTCCCAAAAGATCGCCCGGATTGCACTCCAATGTGATACAGAGTTTCTCTAAAACGTCTGGAGAGGGAATGTAAGAAGGGTCGAGAAAGACCTTTCGAGTGGTTGTAGGTGAAAGGTTAGCGAGTTTACTTAAAGCAAAAGAAGACAGCCCTTTGGTGTTTAACAAGGGCTGAAGCTTATTAACTAGGCAACCGCTAGCGGTGTGGGAGGAGTAATAAGGCATTAGGCAAACTTAAACCCTTCTGAAATCATCTAAAGATCTTTTAATTTTGGCAGCATAGCAGCACCTTAAAGAATTAGAAACCTAAATGTTTTTTGCGATTGAACTCCAGATCCCAAGTAGTAAAACTTACAGGGAACTCTTTGATATTAAAAGGTGACTTGTGTGTAGGTTCATCAATGTGGTGCTGCCAACCCTCGCCCCATTTGGAGTGCAGATATCTTTTGTTTAGTTCGTGAGCTAAGTGAATGTTGTTAGCGATAGAGGGATCTGACCTCCAGGTTTGAGACCCATCGCTGTAATCATTCTTCTTCGTCCCGTGATAATAACCACGCTCCATACTCAGAACGCGTTTGACATCATCATCGATAAACCGAACACCGTAATCGAGATCTTCGCAATAGGCCGGGTACAACGCCTCGTCAAACAAACCATACTTCTGCACCATCCAATCAGCTAAGGCGAAAACATCCCAACCTCCGCCAGACCCATGAGCGGTACCTACAGAACCATCCTCCATAGTTTTACACATCTCCTCTAAGAAACCCGGCTCATACATTACGTCGTGGTTGGTAATCAACCACCAGGGTGCCTTCATAAAGCACTTAATAATCAGGTTCCAGGCCCCAGAGCAACCAACATTCGCAGGCATATGGGTTACATGCACTTTCTTTACGAACTTATTACACATATATTTAACTGCTTCTACTTCTTCTGTAATCTGACCACGTCCGTTATTATTAAATACTACAAAGTTATCGACAGGGTAATCGATGCTCATAAAGAGCCTATGAAGCCAATAGGGGTTATTGACGATTGCTGTACCGATAACAGGAATAGATGAGGCCATAGAAGCTTTAACTATGGCAGCATACTAATCTATTTAATCGCTTCGAACAAATTACAATCCTTCGCTTCTTCTGTACCTGCCTCAGGTAAAGAGAAAGAACAGCCTTCAGTTGACTCAGAACTATAGTGTTTGCAGGAATAGCACAGGGATGTTCCATCCTCTACAAAAGAATCCATAGGTTCAGTGGATAACTTCAGATCGCCAATTAAAGACACTATCTGATTATATTTACACTTTATAGCTTTAAGCTCACTATAAGCTTCAGACGTTAGTTCTACACGTGTAAACCGATGTTCACACTTTTGACACATGAACCGACGCCTGCGTCCAGATTCAATCTGTCTGCTCTCAATTACCTTTGCCGCATCCTCAAGACAAGTGGGACACTTATGTAAGGAAGCAGCTTTAAGCAGACCGCGAACTTGATCAGGAGTGTGTGGACTTAGTTGAGCTGCCATGTTGAGACAATTAAATACCCGAGGTGGGATTCGAACCCACGCTGTAGGACTTTTAAGGTCCTCATCTCTTCCGCTGGATTACTCGGGCTTGAATAACATCATAGTACTACTCTTCCTCTTCAGCCTCAATACTGTCGAGTTCTTCGTCGGAGGGCTCTACGTCCTCTACAAACACGTAGTGCGTTGTGTTGTCCTCTATGAACGATTGTAAGTTCTTAATCGCGTCATCGAGGAGCTTTTGATCTTCAGTCGAAAGCTCCTCTGCTTGAGGTTTGTCAGGATTGCTCAAGAAACAAACGAATCACTGGTAAGCAGGATAGATGGAGTTTGCGTATTGGGAGCAGAAAATAATAGCTTGATTAGTAAGCTCACCACGTTCCTCTAAATGCCTTCTCTTACAGTCAGCGTTAACTCTACGGTTATTAGCCATCAACGAAGCATATTCAGCTCTGTGCTTCTTGAGTTTTGGCTGATTGTAAACGATCGCAAGAATAAAAACGGTCCCGAGCCCAATACCAATGACAGTCAGAGGAACGACCGATCGAGCTAAACCCCAGGCAATAACAGTCCCGATGGCGTCCTTGGAGTTCAGGCGGATGTCGATGTTTTTGTTCATGTGAGTCATGTAGTGACATAGACAGCATACACACCTCAAGTGGCTCTGTCAAGAAATTGCTGCTACTATGCTGCAAGCTCGATTACCCCAATGGCGACAGCAAATCAGCCAAGTTTTAAGGATTTGATGTCTCAGATGAAAGATAATGCGTCCGATGTCGCACCTGTCGTCCAAATTCAAGGAAAGAAAAAGCTAGACGACCGCTATAGCTTCAATCAGAGTTGGTATGACGCTCTGTTAAATACCGATATGGTGCTCTGCACCCGTGATGAAGCGAAAGATCTCCGTTTAGATCCCGAAAGCAAGCGTCAAATCGTCGAAATCGGCGTTTACGAGGGCGCTTCGAGCTGTTTCTGGTCTGATTTCTACCTGAATCACCCAGAATCGCGTCTGATTTCAATCGATCCGTTCACTGGAAGCTCTGAACACCACGAAACGCCTGAAAATTACCCTGAGTTAGCGGATATCGAGATTATTGCCCGAGGCAACATCGCTAAGTCCGACAACGCTGCTAAGGTAGAGATCATCAAAGGATGCAGCTGGGACGTTTTCCCCGATTTAAACCGACGAAACAACGGCGAAGCTTGGATCGATGTGCTTTATATCGATGGGGCCCACGACTCGACCTCCGTTGCCCGCGATACAGCCCTCTTTGTCCCAATGGTTAAAAGTGGTGGACTCGTTATTTTCGACGATTACGGGCATCCAGACGTTAAACGAGGCGTAGACATGACTCTTAACGCCTTCGCTTCAATGGAACTAGCAATCTTTACTGGATGGCAGTTGGTATGCAAGGTGAGCTGAGTGATTGAAACAACTGCAGGCACTTTCGAGAAGCTAAATGACTGAACCAATCCCATTACC